GCCAAGTTCGTCGTGCCACGACGTGCCTTGGATCTGCTGCATGAACTGTGCGTAGTCCCATATCGTGCCGGGGTCATCCAGATCCACGATGATGACCTTCTGCGCGTTCTCGTCGGTGCCTGTCTCGACGTAATCCGTCCAAGCCAGATTATCGCCCACGCTGATGCTGGATGTAGCAGCTTCCCAAGCAGGAATTGATCCTGCTCCCGTGCCTGTCAGCACATTTCCATCAGCACCGGATGCTAACCTTTCCAGAAAACCGCTGGCAGCAAGATAGTAAATATCACCTGTTGCATCAGATCCCAATTCCATCGTGCAAGAATCGTTGATCACACCAGACCAAGTACCGCTGGTGATGGTGCCTACAGACGCCAGAGAAGTTGCCGTGGTAATGGAGTTCTGAGTAGCAGTAGAAATGGTCCCTGCGAGTGTCGCTCCTGTAACGGCCCCGTCACTCGTAATGGCTCCATTGGCCTGTATGACGCCAGCAGTGGAGATTGTAACTCCCGTGGCCCCATAGCCGCCACCAAACGTACCTGCTGCCGTACAAACCAGAGATGCAAGTGTAGCTGCTCCCGCTGAGAAGGTCCCTGTGGTGCTGAGATTTGCCGCCCCGAAACCTACGGCCCCAGACTGCACCGTCATGATCTCAGTTACCGTACCCGCCAACATGACCTTGAAGCTCAGTTCGCCTTCTTCGGCCCCAGCAGTGTCATCAATGACCAGACAGTCAATTCGACCAAAGATGTCCTGATTATCTGAAGCGTCCGGCATCGTGAAGGTCATGCCAATTCCAGACGAATTGTCCGTCATCTGGGCACCATCTGCGGGGTCCCACTCCAGATTCAATGCCGCCCCAATCGCTCCTGCGGCATTGTCTAGATTGATAAGCCTCAACCCAGTACGAGACTGAGTAAATCGGAAATCTACCGCAGCATCAGTCGCTAGGTCAGTCTGGGTTGTCCCATCCATGATCTTAGCGCATATCTGTGGATTCAAATCCACCGCAGCACCGAGGATCGCAGTATTCGTCCCGTCCAGTGGACTATGGTCGGTCAGACTGTCAAATATCGCAGTTGCCATTATCTCTCCCTATGCGGCTAGAATATACCGCCGCCTCACGTATTCGATGTCAAGACCATTCAGCTTGAACCACTGGTCTGCCCCTGAACTCTGAATGCGGAGCATTATGAACGAACCTCTCCGAACGGACCCCATGCGGAACCAATTCCCGCTCACCGTAGAACCACCCCACTCTGCCTCTCCCCATTCCCCAACAGCCCATCCAGCCGCATCTCCAAAGCCTGAAGGCTGATTTGTATTACCTCCGGGGATCGGGAGGCCAGATCGACCTAGCTGGGTATGGACGGTAATCGCGTATATTCCTGCCGTCTCGGCATCAAGATAGATTCTACCATACTTCTTCATGCCTCCACGATGGTGCTGTGAATAGGCGGCAGTAGTGATAGTGCCGGTATAGGAAGCCCCGTTCCTGTCGTCTCCGTCGTTCATCTTGAAGACCGTACCAGCGGCGTCTCCCATGACCTGAATCAACTCACCATCAACACGCATCATAGCGCCTGCTGTGCGGTTTCTCAAGTCGTGAGTGGTCCACCTAGGAGCGTCGTTCTTGCCTCCGCCTGCAATGTTCCCGATCAACCCCTCGTCAGGCTGGGCGTCACTCAGGGTGTATTGCCACCAGTATTCGCCTCTGGCTGGGTTGTAGGTTGACCAGTTCATGTCTTGGTTGGTCTTGCTCCTACGGTCGGAGATGGGCTTGACCCATTCCCCGGCGTTTCTCACATAGAACCCGCCAGTAGCCAGAGTGGGAACCATCTCGTGAACCCCCTCATCCGTCTGGAACAGCAAAGAACCCGACCTGAAGGACCCAGAGGTCTCTTGGATTGAGTGAAATGCCTGTGTGCCGAGAACGCCTGAAATCCGCTTAATCAGGGCAGAACTGAGGGTATCTCCACTGGAAAGTCTGAATATGCTATTTCTTTTGAAGATTATGAGATTCCCCATAAACTCCCTAACTCCAGTAATATCCCCCGTTCCTCGGTCAACCTGAAACGAGCCTCCACCAGCGAAGTTCTCTGCATTGTCAGCCGCAGTGTAGTGCAGGGTGTCCCCTACGGCCATCCAGAGCCGTCCGAAGGCTGGAGTGGGGAATTGCCCTGTAGCGGGCGGAGAGCCTCCTAGGGCGCTGATACCGGCTCCTGACGTATACTTCTGTGGAGCGTCAGCAGAGTCGTTATTCGACATAATCAGCAGGTTTTCAGCCGTAGTGGCTCCGTAGTACATCGTCGCCTGCCAACGCTTGTCTGCCGTGGTAGAGAAGGTTCCTGCGGTCCCTCCTGTGACAGCACTCCAGTTGCCTGTGGTCCGCTTGTAGACGCCACCGTCCTCAGACGTGGCAATCATCTCCGCGCCCTCGGAGTAGTCGAACAGACCCGAAACTGTGCCGTTTACACTGTCTCCCAAAAGGGTATATCCCCGCATCTTCTCTGGTTCTTGAGAGGAGCGGTTATAGACGATGTTGTTGGCGAACTGGAGGGCACCTTCCGGCCATTCGGGGTTATTTGCCCCTGAAAGCTGGTAAATACCCCTACCAAGCAGTTCGTGCTGATCGTGGAGGTAGCCCACTATCCCCTCCGTCTCACTGTGTCGAAGCCCAATCCAGAGCGAGTCGGGTACCGCACTCCATAGCTCCTACGGTAGGTCTCGACGTTGAATCCCACGTTGATCTTCTCTCGGTTCTCCCTGCGTATCACGTTCAGCAGAGAGACCTCTGCTTCCTGCTCGGCTACTGCTGCCTGATCGAATGCCTCGTCCCACTTGTGGGCCGCAGAAACGACCTTATGCTCGACGTAATCATAGGCGCTCTCAGGAGCATCCCCACCAAACATCGTAGTAGCAAAGGTCGTGTTCTCCGTGAAGGATGCGATATACCATAGCTCAATCAGGAAGGTGTCCGTGGGATATGGCCAGAGCTTGAACTGAGGGTTGTCTGACGAATCCGCATTGATCGGAGCTATTAAAGCCGGTCGGCCTGAGGTGTCCCTGTGGGGATCTCCTCCCGATCTCCTGTAAAGCTCTGGTAGTGTGACCAGATCCAGTTGGTTGTCCTCCAACAGGCCCGAGACCCCTGAGGCCCACGTTCCAGAGTCTCCATAGGCAGCTACCGACAGAGACCCGAAGTCAAAGTCAGAATCGGAGATGGCGTAGGTATCTGTGAAGATCCGATACCCCTTTGCTGTGGAAGTGGTATCTAGATATGCCGTCTCAAGCTCGGCCTCTGCTGAACTTGTTGCCGTAGCGATCTGGTAGGACTTCTGTGTACTGTTGGCTCGGAACCACATCCCCGCAACCACATCCCCCCAATTCGTCGCGGCGGCTCCCGCACTGTCCACTGAGTTGATTGTCGTGCTGGCATTGGTGACTGCCGCAGACTCCGTGGAAATGTCATCCGCAGTAGAGATGGTTGTCCGCTTGAACAGCCAGTCGTAGTCCAACCGATCCACCAGCCCACGCACAGCGTTGTTGGCTATCTCAATCAACCTCTGCTGAAGGATATTCGTGCTGGTGAACGAGGTGACCTCAGGGTCACCGATTTCCTTCAGTCCGGCATTAACGATTGCGCCCAAGGATTTTGGCATGTCAACTCAACTTCGGTATGTAGTAACCCGTGATGGTATTGACCAGAATGTTCGTGCCCTTCATGTCACGCTGATAGGACGATTTGCTCTGGACAAGGAACTCATGGAACTGCGTTCCGCCAGTGACCGTCATATCAGACGAAGCGTCCGAAATAGTCAGCCACTCCCTGAAGGACTGAATCAACCATAAAGCAGAACTCGGTACGCCACGTCCCCTGAGGCACTGAGGACAAGGCTCTTAATCTGCATGGCAAATGAGATGGTCTCTGTTGGCTTCAACGTAGCCATCTCACCGTTCAGCGTGTAAGACAAGTTCGTGGACGACGAGTCATTCATTATGATAGCTCCGTAGGCTCGGTTCCACGGAAAATCAATCGTCTCAGACCCACTGAGATTGCCTTCATACGACTTGAAATTTGCGTAGAGTGCCATCTACGTAACCTTACGCTCCAAGGGAGTTTGGCCCTAAAGACGTACGGCAAATCTTCAGGCCAGTCAGCAGGCACAGGATCATCAATCCGTCTCGGTATTCCACTCATGCGGACTTCCCGATAACGGTGATGCTGATTGCATCGCCAGATGCCGCCGACAAGGTTGTCAAAACCACGTCGCCAGTATCAGTGGTGTCGATGTGAGCATTGCGCTGCAAGCCGCCAATCGAAGTGAAATCCAAGACCAGCGGACCCGTATTAGCAAGGGGCTGGAGGCAGATTTCCTGGTCAGCCGACGCATCGTCAAATTCCAGCCGCGCAGAGATCCCTATCGTCGCTGTAACGATGATCTTGAAAATCCGCATTCGTCTGGTGTAAGGTAGGGCAGATTGGTCCACCACGACGGTATCCGTGAACTCGCCTGTGCCAGCCCAAACTCCGGACCAAGTGGCGACGAACGACTTACCTGTGGTGTATAGTGCAGTTACTGGAACTGGTGCGGCCATTGGATTCTATCCTTGTTGGGCGTGACCTACAGGCCGAGGGATATGGCGCACCCCCCGACCTGTACGAGTTACTTTTTCTTCGCTTTGGCCTTTGGTCGAGATTTGCGATTAAAGGCATGTTGCGCTGTCCGAAATGCACTGCGGAACTCGTTCTCCGTGCAGTCCACCCCAGATGATATAACGGCTTCCAGTGCATCGGGACGCTCCAGACCCTTTGCCACTGCTGTCTCGACTGCCTTGGAAAGGTTCACGAAGCCGCCGTAGTCGGAAACTCACGAGCCTTCTGGTCGATTGCGTCAGCTTCGAAGTTGCGGGTACACATGCAGGACCCCGGATCAAGCATGGAGGCAAGGGTGCCATAGCCCATGTCATTGTCCGCAATCATGCCAGTAGCCGCAGCCGAGAACACAATGGCTTCACCGTCTGTACTGGTGTTGCCCTTGACCAAGCAGTCCAGATGCGCCACACCCGAGTTAATCGCGGCAACATCCCATTGGTTTGTGTTGTTCTGACCAAGGAATACATTGCCGATAATCTGGATAAAGTGTGCCGCCGCTGCCTCGATCTCAATAGCCGCGTCGGGACCATTCGCCGTGATATAGAAGCGGTTGTCACGAATCGTGGTGTGTAGCCCCGCTGCCGGGATTGTGATCGTCTCCAAGTCATACGCGCCACACTCGAAAGTGCAGTTCTGAATGGTCGCCCCTGCGGCCCCGCAGTCGATACGACTGGTGGTAGTCGCGGTCGATGCCGGGAAGTGCAGTTCTTCGATGGTGACGTTCGCCCCAGTGATGTTGATCGCGTCTGCCGAGGAAGCCAGACTCGACGTAATACTGGACGGCTTGATCGGTGATCCTGATGCCACTATCCCCGTAAGGGTGATGTCATCAAGGTCACACGCAATAGCCGCAGTAATAGTCACATTACCAGGAAGAATGCAGATCGTATCACCACGACCGGACTTGGCCTTGGCAAATGCTCCTGCCGTGCCGTCAATCGTCGAGAAAGGACGTTCCGGAGTCAGACCATCATTGCCCGTATCAGAGGCGTTGAGACCCTCTCCAGTACGACCCTTGGCAGCAAGGGTACCGCCGCCAACGAAATATACCCGGCCTCCGGGTTTGTCCAGATTGACCCAGAGGCCACTGGTTCCATTAAATGAAAGATTTGCCACGTTTGTTCTCCGTTCCTAAATGCCGCATCCGTGCGAAATTGAGCCAGCAACCTCCTGCGCTGGCGGAACGGGCGGGGAGGGCCGATTTGCCCTCCCCTAACCCTATGCTACGCCTGACCAGAGCAGAAAACACCCTTAGGATCGGTCCAGCCCGAAGACTGAGCGAACATCAGAGTGACCTTGTAATCCTTCGTATCGAAGTCATACTCGTAATCCGTCCAAGGCTCTTCCCGAGTATACAGGGTCATACCATGATCCTGCTTGTCGGAAAGGAGGAACCAACGGTCGGTGTCGGTCAGGTAGTTCCACACGAGAGGCTGGACGATACCCTTAACCGGGTTGACCGCATTTGTGTTGTCGTCCGGCGACTGGCTGGAAGCCAGCAGACGGTCGGCATTGAAACGCTCCTCCTTGGGCACCAGCACGTACTGCGGCTGAATCTGAAGCCGCTTGCCGCCGCCGTCACGGAAGTCGCTGAAGTCGATCAGAGCCTGCTCCAGAGAGGTCTGGCTCAGATCAGCAGGCGAGGACAACTCGTTAGAGTAAGTCTCGCCGTTCTCCCGAACATGGGCAGCAGACGACAGTTCTACGCCGTCAGCGCCAGCGTAGGAGGAACTTGCAGCACGGTTGAAGTGATTGGCCAGAATCGTTTCCTCGGCGGCGTCAGCCGACAGGGAAAGCTCCGTGGACAAATCCTCCATGAGACCATACAACTCATCCCGATACATACGACGAGTGACCCGGAAGCCATTCGCGTAGTCGAGATGGGTGAAGGTCTCAAGGAAGCCTTCGTTGTTCGACAGGTAGGAAATCTGCTCACCTTCAGCAACCTGCTGCATGATTCCTACGCCGCCAGCCGTCAGAGAGTGTTCACGATACTGGCTCGACTCTTTGACGTTGAAAACGGTACGGCCTACGCCGGGACGTTGACGCCATTTATGGAAAATGACGGTATCAATCCCACGCAACGTGGTCGCGTTCGACCAATTCGCAGTCTGTTCAATTCCTGCCATGACTCAGACTCCCGCCGCGATGTTGAGAAGACCCTCGCCCGTATTGGCAGCACAGACCAAATCGGCATTTGCGCCGAATGCATTGTCAATACGAGGAACGAGGCCAAGAATTACGAAGGTGTTATCGGCGGTACTGACATCGCTCAGGCCGATTTCATGGCCGGAAAGCAGTGTCGTAGTACTGCCTGCACCTGCGACGTGATTCGCCAGGTTGCCAATATGAGTCTGGGCCGAAGTAGCCCCATTGTCATCTTGTGCTTCAAACAACTGATCCGGATGATCCGCAACAAGGACCGGATTGGCGGACTGCGCGCCAGCGGCGGCGGCAGCGTGATACGCCAAACTGGAACCGAGGTACGATAGGCTTCCCGCAGCGGCAACATCAACCAACCCGTCATTTTCCATGTCAACGAGGTCGTTAATGAAAATCGCTGCGTTCCCATCCATGCCATACGGACGGCACCGCAATAGGGCCGAATAAGGTACGAACCCATGCGGGCGATCTGCATTAGCCATGTGGATCTCCCCTCATAGCAATTTAACGGGGCCGAATTGCCCGCGTTGGGTTCAGCACTTTGGTACTGACCCTTACTCAGCGGCGTTCGGAGATGGACGTTCCACCCCCGTCGCCGCCTTCACGTTGGCGTCGTCCAGCCAAGGCTTTCGATACCTGCTCTGCCTTGGAATGATCCAGACCACGCTCTTTTCTCAGGTAGTCGTACGACTTCTGTTGGTACGCGTCCCTTGTGTTCTCCTGCTCCTCGGCTCTCGCTGCAAGCTGATCGCTGATTCGCTGGTCTTTCTGCTTCTGACGACGTTCAGCCAGTTCGTGAGGGATCGTGACGTGAGTCATTTCATTGGTCCGCAAAGACCCGTCTTCGCTGGATGGCTGGTTGGCACCGTCACCACTCGTGACAATGGCTCCCTGCCCCTTGAAATGTTCGATGCGATCCTGTCGGACCCATCGCCCCACTCCGCCGTCACCTTCGATCTTGCTCTTAATCGCATCTGGTACCGCGAGGTAGTCATGGCGATCAAGGTCTTCAACACGAGTGATCCCCGCAGTAGCGAACAACTCGTCGTCGTCTTCGGAAGGAGCCGTAGGATTCAAGTCCGCCAGATTCATCACCTGACGGTCATACAGATCAACAATCGTGGAACGGTGCTTGCGGGTAATGTGCGCCCTCAAGCTCTGCTCCTTGTTGTGTAACCACGGTTTCCACCCACAAATTCCACATTCTGCATCATGTTTTTCCAACGACTCAGCAAGTGCCCAATCCACGGCTTTGCGGAACTTCGGCACAGACTTGTCTTCCTTACCTGCAAACTCCTCTGCCTTATCCTTGGCTCGTTCGAGAAGTCCTTTTTCTTCAGCCATTTGCAGCCCCCGAGAAGTGAGAGTGCGAAGTGTTCGCAGCCGCCTTCACGTCGTCTTCTGACATGGCTCGGACTGAAGCGAAAGGCGACTTGCTCGGGTCGAGCGACTCACTCTTTACCGGACGGCTAGGAGACCCGTTCCCACCAGACGACAAGGGGTTTACAGGTGCCTTAGGCTTTGCTCCGGGCTTAATCTTCTTGCCCTTAATCAGATCGTATACCACGCCTTTCAGGATCATCTCAGCACCCTGCGGAGTTGAAGCCGCTTGTGCCATCTGAGGATCGTCCAGACGAGCAGTGTATTCAGCCTCGACAATGCGCTGTTCAGACGCAGTAGAGATCACACCTTCAGTCACGAGGGCTTTCACCTCGTTGGTGATCGCTACGCCGGACTGGACCTGATTTCGTACGTTGCCCGCTTCCTGCGCGGCTACGTTTCGCACATCCTGCATCGTGACTCGCTCACCAGAGCCGAGCCGCTTCTTGAGGTGCTTTTCAATCGTTTCAAACGTCTTCTGGCCTACTTCGTCGTCGGTGTAATACCCTCGGATTTCAGTGGTCAGTTCATCTAGCACGGCAGCTTCGGAAGCCGTCTGGGTCTGCTGGTTCTGCTGTTGACGGGTCCAATCCTGCCACTGCTGATCCCGCTGCTGAATGAGTCGCCGGACGTTCGCCTGCTGAGATGCGGATAAGGCTCCGCTATCAGAAGGTTCACGATCCGGCGTATCTACAGAGGCTTCCTCTGTAGACGCATCCACGGCCTGCGGATCATCTGGTTCTGCTGCACTGGCATCGACAGGCTCCGCCGATTCAGTGTTGGCGACTTCGGTCATCAGTAGCTTTCTGGGTTAGTACTGATTGCAGGCCCGCTTACCAGACGGCGACTTGCCACCTTTAGCTTTGGCCTTGGGGGTGCCTTTCGGCTTGGCGTTGGACGCCTTTGACGGGGTTTTGACATCGCCCTTCATGTTGCATTCTCCGCGTTAGACTTGACCGCCTGAAAGGCGTCGAGCCAGTCTGCGTTACTAAAGCTGCCGCGCTTTACGACAACCGGGGGTGATACATCCATATTCACGATCAGCCACTTGCTCCCCTTGAGGACATTTCGGGCAATCGCATCTTGCACATTCCTCGGCACTTCGTTTACAGCGTCACTCACGGCCCGTCTCCATCAGTTCGCTTGTCGGCGTGAAAATCCGACAACGCATCCTCCCGGTAATTCCCCAATCTCAACTGCACTCTCTTAATGCCTTCCAGTATGCCAGCTTGGAAGTTGATCTTCTCCGTATCCGTTCCCCTTGCGTCTCCAGTGAGAACGATGGTTTCCTTCCTCATCATCTCGTCAAGAGCCTGACCTACGTCAGAGAAGGCCGGATTCGTTACGAGATCCCTTCTACTGCGAACATCTACCCATGCGGCTCCGTTCATAAGTCCTCCTGCCAAGGCAGTCTTCTATTACCAGGACTATAGGGGTAATCCCAAGTATTTCTTGGTTGTCCTACTGGAACTCTTTGAACGTCATTTACGCCACCTGGAAAATCTGGGTAGGAGTATCCTGTTCTTCCCGGCGTTAGTTTCTTCTCCGCCGCCCTCATTAGCGTCTGCAATTGACGTGCAGGCAATCTTAGAAGTTGGGGATGTTCTGACAACAAAAAGTCCACAAATTTTCCTGAGTAGTTCTGGTTCTGCCCAATGTCGCCAAGTGCTGCCCAATTTGCTAAAGCTTGCTCTAAGTTTTTTTGCTGTGGCTTCACCAACTGAAGCGACCCACTTCTCGCTGACCGATACGCCGGTTGAGGCGTTGCCGCCGCCTGTTGTTGGCGATCGACGGCGGTATAGTTTGGTTTGTTGCCTGTCTTTTGCATCAACTGCTGAACCCTGCTTTGTTGCGGCTGTGCTGCCATCGTCGCGGCCACCATATCCAGCATCCCCGGCTCAACATTCGGCTGTGGGGCAGACAGGCTATTGGAAGCACCCATGGTGCCGGTCATTAAAGCCTCCGTATTCACAGGAGGTGGCGGAGGAGTTCGTACCGGCTGTGGTTGGGCCGGTCGGTATGTCTGCGCCGTATCCTGTGCGTAGGGATTTTGGTAGAGCATTACGAACCTCCTGCCGCAGGCTGTGGCCCACCAGCCCTGCCGTTACCGTTCGGCGCGACCGGAGACATATTGACATCGCCCATTCCACCAGACTGCTCTACGCCTTGTAGTGAGGCGACGTTCTTCGCGTTGGGCTGCTGGCCGGGTTGTCCTTGCTGGCCTTGCTGGCCCTGCTGCCCTTGTGGTCCGTTCTGAGCCGCCATTGCCGCTTGCTGTTCGGCCATTTGCTGCTTGCGCTGTATTGCCGTCTGAGTGGCTTGAATGTGGCTCATGTGACCTTGGACGTTCGGCCTACCCAAGGCACGATACTGAGGCGAGTTGATGTGTTCCATGTGGAACCTCAAATGCTCGGCGTCGTTGTCGTTGGGATGCACAGGTGCGGCTGCGCCAACCCCATACAACGACTGATCCATCTCGCCGTTCTCTTCGTCTGCGTCCTTCTGTGGAGCAACTCCAGTGGCGCTCTTGGGGCCAATGAACCTGTGGGCGTCCGGCATCCCACCAGATTCGATAATGAAGTTCTCCGCCTCCCAACGTCTTCCCATGTCCTGATTCATAAAGGGGCTGACTTGCATCAATCCCTGTAGGATCTGGGCCTGCTGCTGCTTGAGCATTGACGAATACATACCATGGTTCGCACCGAGGCTGAAGTCATACTCACCCCGGAACCACAACTCGTCTCTTGAGAGCCTCTGAGTAAGCGGACCTTCCTTCCCCTGAAGGCGCATGATCCTTTCGTCAGGACCAAACTGCACCTCGGCCTCATAGACCAAGTGACACAGATTGGAAAACTCAGTAGCGTCCCCGGAGATGACCTCGGAGGTACGGGCCAGTGCCTCCTGTTGTGTCCCAACGAATCCCGTCGCATGACGGGCCGCAGCCCCACGGGTCGGGGACACGCCCAAAAAGAGGTCAGTGACCCCGAGGACGCGCTCCACTAGGGAATACAAGAGTTGCTCTTCCTGATAGTAGAAAGAGGTCACACTCTGTAGCTGGGGGAACTGCACGTCTCTTACGTCATCGACAGGAATGCCCTTGCCGGGACGGAGGACGATGCGTTCTGGCTGGATGGTTGAAGTAGCGCGGTAGAAGAAGAAGGGCATGTTCGTAGCGAATCCAACGTCAATCCGCATGTTGTGAATCGTGTCTAGCTCTGCTGAGAGGTGCTGGACGATCTCACATATGCCCATCGAATCTCTACGAGTGCCTACCGTCTGGAAGTTCAACTCAACCAGAGGTCTCTTGTTCTTCCACTGAGTGTCGGAAAGAGGGAAGGCACCGATAATCTTGGACGGCTCGGTCATGTAGAAGAAGACGCACTCAGCTTCCTCTTTCTCACCTAGCTCGTTCTCAATCTCCCAAGGCATACACCAAGTGATGATCTCAAACTCGGGGTTCTGCCTTGCGGAGGGATGTCGCTTGCGGTTGGTCTGACTGCGGTTCTTGCCTGTTACCTGATCTTCAAGCCGGACGCGCTCCTGATTCTCCGACCCAGACGAGCCAGAACCAGAACGATCCTGAGAGGGAGCCTTGTCAACCCAACTCTCAC